TAGCAAGCCAGAATCTAGGTTCATTGACAAAGTCCCGAGAGGGGCACAGTTAGAGGCCCTCAGGCATGGGAAGGTTGAAGCCGTCCTTCGGGACTACTCCCTCAACACTGATAAAAATGTCATTTATTCATCCACCCCAGATTTCGACAATGTTGTCAAAAATTTGGAGGGTGATTGGCACAAAGTGTACCTTAATGGTAACAACTTTGCAGCTATCAGAAAACCTCAAAACATGCCCGGTATGGATTGGATGTTTTTGATTGATGACGTTTCTAAAGCATTAGACGAGACTATGAGCGATGAAGATCGCCAGAAATTGAAAGATGCTAAGTTGGCTAAGGCCGCTGGTTCTAAACAAACCGGCAATTCCTCAGATCAACGACCCAACAGCCAGATGAAAGGCAAAGGTGGTGGTGGGAAAAAAGGAAATTATGATCGAAGTAAGCGTACTGCTAATTTCGATGATGATGAATCCCAGCATTACAGGAGAGATACAGGAGGTTTTGGAGGTCAAGCTGAAAGTAGGCGAGACCAATTCCATTCTTTTGAAGATGAAGTCGAACGTGGTATAACCACCGACAGCCTCTTGAAAAAGTGGGAACTTGCCAAAACTAAGCTTGGATCCCTAACCTTTGATCCATCTCATTGGCTATCCCGGGTCCATATGGATAAGGAATATCATATTCCAGTTCCTAAGGACGCTTTTAACCAGATTACTTTGGCTAACCTTAACAGAGCTGTTAAACATCCCTTGTTTAACTTAATATCTGTTACTGACCAGAGGACTGTGGCTAATAGCATAGCCGGCAGTGTTAAATTGGCAAATAAAGCCGAAAGAGACGCTAAGGCTAAAGATCCTAAGAAGAAGGTTCCTTCTAAAGAACCTAAAAAGAAGCCATCTAAGGCTCCTGGGAAAAAACAGCCAAAGAAGGCTGTTAAGCTTGAACCCGTTTATAACAATGATTTAAACGTGATTCCCCCTCGAGTCTACCCCGAATCCCGTATTGTAGAAGGAGAACTCGTCACAAAGAGTGACCGTGCTTGTCTTATAGCTATTCACTCAGCTGTTGATGGGAGATTTATCTCTATGGGTTTTAGGTTTACGTCAGAA